CCGCCCGGTGTGCTGCATAACACGCCGCAGAGTTTGCGTCTCATCGCAGGCAGTCGCAGGATCACGCTGCTACGCAGTGCGACATAGCAGTCTCGCTTGACGCCGCTGCCATGCTCCGTGCATGGCCATCACGTTTTGCGTGCCAGGCGAGCCCGTCCCACAGCCGAGGCCCCGCGTCTCGACTCGTGGCGGCTTTGCTCGAGCGTACGTGCCGAAGGATCACCCGGTGCATGCGTACCGGCGGGCGATTGCCTACCACGCCAAGGCCGCTGGCCTGGCTCAGACGACTGAGCCGCTCAACGTCGTGATCGACGCCGTGTTCGTGCGGCCGAAGTCGCACACGAACAAGGCCGGCGTGAAGCCATCGGCACCACGGCTGCCCAGGCCCGACGTGGACAACATCGGCAAGGCGGTGCTCGACGCACTGCAGGACGTGGTGGGCGATGACACGAACGTGTTTCGCCTGGTGGTCGAGAAGTCCTACGGCACGGAGGCACGGACCACCGTGCGAATCTCGTGAAGTTCGGCGTCTCGGTCTACATACCAAACCGCAACCACGCTGCCACGCTGCCGGCGGCGATCTACTCAGCGGCCAGCCAGATGCCGGTGGAGGTTGCCGTCATTGATGACGCCAGCACCGATGAGAGCGTTGACGTGGCCAATGCTGCGGTAATGACGTACGACGGCGTCTGGCTGCATCGCAACACCGTAAAGGCTGCTTGTTGGGAGCAGGCCGCTGCCGAGCAGTTCACGTTCTTCGGCGGCTCGCACGTCATCGGGCTTTCTGCCGATGACGAGCTCTGCCCAGGCGTGGTGCAGAGCACGATGCGGCACCCCAACGCTGCCGTCGTGTTCCATTCGTACTACGTCAGAAAGCCTGGCCAAGATCCTCACGCCGCCGTGCCGATGCCGTTTCCAGAAGTGAAACGGATGACGGCGTCAGAGGCCGAGCAGCACATCTGCAGCGACGCGCTGCCGTGCGAAACGGGAATCGGCTCGGCCATCCGGTGGAGCTGGCTGCTATGGCTTTGCAATCTTGAATACTGGCGGATGGGGCCATGGGCCGACGCCATCGGCTACTCGGCCGTCGCCGCCATGGGCGGATGCGTCTATGTGCCGCAGGCTGGTGCCATCTTCACTGAGGACGATGCCGGCTACGGCGTAACAGTGCGTAACAGCCACGACGCCAGCCGGTACATGGTTGAGTGCTGGGCGTTTCTGAAACGGGCCGGCGTGCCGCAGGACGTGGCAGCCGCAATCTGCCGAAAGCGAGGCGTCGATGCCTGACATGCCGTCACGGCTCTGGCTGCCGCATGAGCCGTTCATTGATGCCTACCGTGAGCGTGTGGCCGAAGGCACTGAACGTCTGCGGCACGCCAAGATTGCCTTCGTGGGCCTGGCTCGGAACTGTGCGGTGCGGCTCGCCAGCAACCTAGGACGGCTCCAGAAACTCCAAGAGATCGCCGGTTCGTGGTCGCTGCACATTGAGTCGAACGACTGCGAAGATCAGACGCTCGAGGTGCTGCACGACTACTGCCGTGACAATCCGCAGGCGACGTTTCACTATCAGATTCTCGGACGTGGGCACTTCGGGGCTGAGTTCGCCGGCCGTCGCACGACTGCGTTGGCCGAGTACCGAGACGCATGCCAGCGGTGGGTGCGAGCGTGTGCCAGGGACGCCGACTACGTCTGCGTCATCGACTTCGACGCATGGGGCGGCTGGAACGACGAAGGATTTCTGAACGGCCTCGGCTGGCTTGTGGAGTTGCAAGGTTCCTACGGCATGGCCAGTGCCAGCCTGTTTCAGTACGACTTCGGCGGTGGCCCTCAGTGGTGCCACTACGACCTATGGGCTTTGCGTGGCGTTGGGCAGGCTAACTGCTACTTCGACACGTATCAGAACGGGTACGGCGGCTTCGGCTTCTCGTGGCTGCCGCCTGTTGGCTCGCCGCCCGTGCTCGTCTCGTCAGCGTTCGGCGGCATGTGCATCTATCGGACCGATGCGTATCTGAAGGGAACGTATGACGGCGTGTCAGACTGCGAGCATGTGCCGTTTCATCAGAGCATTGCCAAGGCCACGAGACAGCATCTGTACCTAAACCCGTCGCAACGGATGCTGATGAGTTGGCTGCAGGAGGAGTCGTGCGAGGCAACACCGCAACCATCAGCCTGACGGCGTTCCGAGCCGACTGGGCCACGCACATGCCGATGCGGGCACTGTGCGAGCGGTGGACTATTTCGCGTGATCAAGTCATCCGCCTGGCGGTTGTCTGGGAGTTGCCACGACGGCACGACCGGAAGCTGCGGGCGAAGCCTGTTCGGCAGCGAGATCCGACAACTACCGAGATCCAGCAGGCCTGCATTCAGATTCAGGCGACGTGGAGCGATGACGTGCGTGAGGATCGCCGAGTGACGAAGACGCAGCTGGTGTCGCTCAAACGAATCCCGCTCGACAGTGAGACGAGAGAGCACACCGCCTACGACGGCGACGCTGACTTGTGGGAGGCCAACCGATGACGCTGTCACCACGGGGCAAAGAGGACGTGCTGCGTCGGATCGTCATCGAGTACGGGCAGCTGTATGCCTACATATACCTCACGGACGGCAGCGGGAAACTGCTGGATGAAGAGGTGTTCAAGCAGCCATTTCGGCTGGATCGCAAGGACGCATTCGAGGAAGCCAAAGACGCCTACGACGCCGCCTACGATTGGATCAACGAGATCGTCAATGTGACGCCACTGCAAGAGGACGACGACGGTGAGGCAGACTCCGAAGAGGAGGACTAGCCGTGCCAAACTACGAAGCCACGCCTGCCGAGCTCGAGAAGTACGGCGGCAACTTGTCGATCTGGGACCAGATCCGCCTCCTGCAGACGTGGGCACCGCTCGTCGGATTCGCCCAGCGTTTCGCCCAGACGGCCGATCCGTACGCCAAGGCCGTCATCGTCAGCGAGGCCGCCGAATGGGTGGCCAGCAAGACCGACGCCAAGGTGGATGACCAACTGGTGCGGCTTCTCGGCGATCTGCTGAAGACCAAGGAAGGCGAAGCCCTTGTGCGGTGGTGCCTGCTGCAGGTGGAGGCCGCCAGGTGAACGATGAGTCCGTCATACGCCTCGCTGCCGTGGTGGCGGCGGTTGCTCTGCTGGCCGCCCCGTATCGGGACCGGATCGCTGTCTGGCTTTCTACGGCCGCCGAAGCCTGTTACGCCGAGCGTTCCACCCTCGGCCGAATCGCCGCCGCACTCCTCCTGATCGCTGCGGCCTGGGGCAAGGTGCCGATGCCAAGGCTTCCGGCGGCTCCCGCCGTCACTGTGGACGTGGAGACTCCGAGCGTGGAGATGCAGCAGCTGGTGAAGCCGGTGGCCGAGGCTCTCAAGGCGTTGCCTATGGGCGACCGGATGCTATGGGCTCAGACGTGGACCAAGGCTGCCGTGGTTGTGGCCGGCGATGCCGTCACTACGGAAGTTGTGTTCACCGATACCCGCTCGCTGCGGATGTTCACCACGCTGGCTCTCGACATCGCCTGGCGTCGGATTGGCCAGCACCAGCCCGGCAGCAATGAGCCGCTCAGGAAGGCCGTAGAGGCCTCATATGGGCATGCCGTTGGCACTGATGTGGTTCCGGTCACTGCGGACGTGCGAAGCCGTTACACCGCATTTGCGAAGGCCGTAGCGTGGGCCGGCGTCAACGGGGGCTGACGCATGGACTTCGTTCCACTCTTTGGCTACCAGCCAGACCGCAAGGGCACCGAGGCGTTCCTTGCCACGCTCGCCAAGCCGACGCTGGCACAGGCTGGGCCGGATCTCGCACTAGACGAAAGCCGGGACGTGTTCCTGGGTTCGGCGTTGCTGTCCGTCGCTCCTGATTGGAAGCGTGGCAGCCAGAAGATCGGCTCCTGCGTTGGATGGGGCTGGGCGCTTTCCTGCGACATCCTGGCCGCCTGCGACATCCTGCTGCGAAACGAAGCCGAGACGTATGGCGGGCGGGTGCTCGAGGCAAGCGTCTACGGGTTCAGCCGAGTTGAGGTGCGTGGGCAGAAGAACTACGGCGGCGACGGTTCCTATGGCGGTGCTGCTGCCAAGGCCGTCACGAAGTACGGGACGCTGCACTACGGCGTGACCTACAACGGCCAGCAGTTCACGGACAACAGCGGCACCAGGGAACGTGAGTGGGGCCGTGACGGCGTGCCAGACTCGCTGGAGAAGTTCGCCGCTGAGCACAAGGTGCAAAGCGTGGCACTCGTCACGTCGTTTGAGGACACGGCCAAGAGCCTCCAGAACGGCTACCCGGTCGCCCTGTGTAGCGGCATGGGCTTTTCAATGACGCTGCGTGATGGCTACATGACGCCGATGGGCGGGTGGGCTCATTGCCAAATGGCAGCAGGCGTCCGATGGAATCCAGAGCCTGCGATTCTCGTCGTCAACTCGTGGGGCGACTGCTACACGGGAACATTCGACAAGAACCTTCCGGCCCAGTTTCAGAGGTCTGCCGGTTGGGTAAAGGCCAAGGACTTCACTCGCATGATTGGCCCTGGTGAAGACTCGTTCGCCCTCGCCGGGTACAGCGGATTCAAGCCGAGGACGCTGCCCGATAACTGGCTCAGAGGTGTGCTGTGAGGTATTTGCTCTGCCTGCTCATCGCCGTGATCGGATGCGTGGCCACGTTGCCAGATGACCACGGCGTATCCGCCGACATGGCCTGCGAGACGGCCCGCATGGTGACGCAGCTGCGGCAGGAGATTGCCCCTACGCCGGCCAGCGATAAGTGCGACAACTGCGACGGCACCGGCAAGATCGGGGATGGCCGCATTGTGCTTGAATGCCCTGCGTGCAAAGGAACTGGCAAGAAATGACGCTCACCGACTTGGAGACGCACGTCTGGGATCGCCTGCCTACGCTTCAGCGTATTGCTGGCCGACGCATTGTGGACCGTGTCGTGCGGCGTGCCGTTTCTGGCTGGCCAATCCCTGTGCTTGAGCAGTGCGACGATGCCGAAGCCGCTGTGGTGGCGAAGTACTACACCCGCACCGTCGAGCGTGCCGTGCGTGCCGACATGCAGATGGGCTTCTTCACTCTGCTGATCTTCTCGGCCTTGGTGCAAGAGATTGTAAAGATTCTTGTACGGTGGTGGATGGAGAAGAGCGAGAACCGCAGCCAGATGCGGCTAATTGCCAAAGAGGCCCGCAATGACTGACGCTGCGAAGGAAACCATGTATGGCATCATTGAGCGGTGGGGATTTCCCACTTTGGTAGCGATTGCCTGCGGCTGGGTGCTTCGGCAAGACGTGCTGCTTCCCTTGGTGGAGGAGCATCGCACGTTCGTGAAGAGCCTGAGCGAGACGCAGCGTGAGATCAGCAAGGCCGTGAGCGAGCAGACGCGACTGCTCTACGCCCTCCAGCCTCGAGCCGGCGAAAGCCAGGAGAACTGAGCCATGGGGATGAGTCCGAGACTGTTGAGGCCGCGAGCCACGGGCTTCAACGTGAAGGCGTTGAGCGGGCTTGTGTATTGGCTTGACGCATCGCAGTCATCCACCGTCACTGTCGGAACTGGCGTGAGTGAGTGGCGCAGCGCGTCCACGTCGTCAATCAAAGCCACGCAAGCAACGGCCAACAATCAGCCCGCGTATCAGACAGCGGCTCAAAACGGAAAAAACGCGATCTATTTTGACGGCGTAAATGACGGATTCACCATAGGCGATTTGTCCGCTAGCTTCCCGGCTGCTGCTACGGCGATCTTTGCGTTTAAGCCCGACACGGACACAGAATACAGCCTTTACACAACCACGAACAACAGTGCATTCTGGGCATACCCAACAAGCCGCACTTACATCGGAGCTTTCAAGGCGACGAGGTTCAACAACGTGGCATCTCCTTTGATGCCAACGGCGTCGGCTGCTGTGCTTTCTATTACATCCTCAGCGTCTGCCTATCGCGTTTACGTCAACGGCGCTACCGCTCACGATGTGGCGGCGGACTATGCGGCAGGAACCAATCACAGGATTGGATTCAACGACCTTGGCACCTATTACAAGGGCTGGCTGTATGAAGCCATCTTCTCATCTTCTGAGTTGTCCACGGCAAATATAACGGCTGCAACGAACTACCTGCGAGCAAAGTGGGGCATCTAAATGCGATACTTCCGCTGCCTCGCCGATGACGAAGCATACGAGCAGATCCGCTCCACACTTGATGCGGCATGGGGCCACCCAAACGCCGAGACGAAAACACTGACGTGCATTGACCCGGCGAGCGTGGCCCCGCGAGACAGACAAGGCCGCATCATGCTTGCAACATCAGAGGCATTCTGCGAGTACGAGGCAGCGGCCCAGATGCTAACGTTGCTCATCAGCGGCGGAACGATTGAAGAGATTGACGCCGTTACGTATCTGCAAGAGTTGCCACAGATTCCCGTACAGTAACCACACATAGGAGCCACCAATGGCAGACAACATTCTGAGCCGCAAGAACCGAGACATTGACATCACGCTGGCCACGGCCACCGCATCGGCCACCACGCTTGACATGCGTGACGTGGCGGGTGCTGTGGTGTCGTTTGGCACAATGAGCACCAACGCCAGCGCGCTCCAGATGTGGGTTGGCACCAGCACGGCCGGAACCTTCCGCCGTCTGTACAAGTCGGACGGCAGCGTGGCTGATCTCACCCTGTCGGCATCGAGCACGGACGGGCGAGCCTATGCCCTGCCCGATGAAGTGTTTGGCACCGAGTTCCTCAAGATCGTCTCGGCCACCACGAACAGCACAGGCACGGTTGGCGTGGTGATGCTGAAGAGCTAATGCCCCAACGCATCCCATGCCACAGGCCGCTGCGTCTGCGTTCGTCACGCCCACAGCGAGACGACAGCACCAGGCCCAACGCGGCAGCCCGTGGTTATTGCTCAAGGCAGCACCGCCTCTGGCGTCAGGCCGTGCTGACTCGTGATGCGTGGCAGTGTCAGTCCTGCGGTGTGATCTGCTCACAAAAGGGGCAAGCCCACGCTGACCATGTTTCCCCAGTGATGGAAGGGACAGAGCGGTGCATGGACGGCAGGAGCCGCTACGACGTTGCTGCAGGCCAATGTCTTTGCCATTCATGCCACACACGCAAGACCAACCGGGATGGCGTCTGACGCGAAATGGTTAGCCCTGGGAGGGCACCTGCGATCATCAGACCCCAGACTGACGAAAACCAGCGGTTCGGTCTGTAGGCGTGGCCGAAATTGGCGTCCCCTAGTGCGTGGCGTGGCCCCTGCGGGCCGTGCGATCGGTGGTCGCGTGCTGAAGCCAGATAGTTTCGACGCCTGCGTAGACGCACGCTGCTGCGTCTGATGATGGGGTGTTTTCTGCACACTGTTACAGCGTTTTCGTGCCTGAAAAATAGGCTCAAAAAGCATGCGGCCACGGCTTGAATCGGTGCCGATGTAGAGCGTATCTTTCGGCATCTCAGGAGGTGCGTGCCATGGCCGTGATGCTTGCGAAGACGTGGAGCGGTTCAGATCCAAGCGGCTGGTGGATGTCAGAGAAACTTGACGGCGTTCGTGCGGTGTGGGACGGCTACCGGCTCATGACTCGCACGGGCAACGAGATTCACGCCCCTGAGTCGTTCGTGGCATCGCTGCCCGTTGGCGTGAGCCTGGACGGCGAGTTGTGGGCTGGCCGTGGCACGTTCCAGCAAGTGAGCGGTGCATATCGACGCATCGACCAGGCGGCGTGGCGTCCGATTCGCTACGCCGTCTTTGACGCACCGGAAGCATCCGGTGGATTTGAGGAGCGGCAGCAGCTGCTCCGTGAAGTGCTCGCCGGCAGCACCGGCCCGGCGTTCGTGCTCGAGCAGCGACGGTGCGGCAGCCGTGATGATCTAACGGCCATGCTGTCAGACATCGTGTGCGGCGGCGGCGAGGGCGTGATGCTGCGTGAGCCGGGCAGTGCGTACGAGCCGAAGCGGTCTGCATCGCTTCTCAAGGTGAAGACGTTTGAGGACGCCGAGGCCACGGTCATCGGCCACGAGCCCGGCACTGGCCGCAACAGTTCTGGCGTCGGTGCCCTGGTGGCACGGATGCAAGATGGCACGGTGTTTCGTGTATCGTCAGGGCTGACGGACTCGCTGCGACGCAAGCCGCCACGAGTTGGCACCGTGTTTACCTTTAAGTTTCAGCAGTTGACCGATGCCGGCGTGCCACGGTTTCCAGCCTTCTTGCGGATAGCGTGATGGGTAAGGGCCGAAAGCCAACACCTAAACCGATCCTGAAGCTGCGAGGGGCTCGCGTTAGAGGCCCGCATAAGAGCGGCATCGACGCGCCCGCTGGCATTCCTGAGCCGCCTTCCTACCTGTGCGACATTGGAAAAGCCGAGTGGGAGCGGATCGTGCCGATGCTTGAGGCGTCCAAGGTAATGAGTTTGCGGCATCAGCACACGCTGGCCGCCTACTGCGACGCCTTGGCGGACATGGTAAAGGCCGAGACGGAACTGAAGCAGCACGGTGCGACGTTCATGGACGACAAGGGCAGGGTGATGAATCACCCGGCCTGGTATCGGAAGAAAGACGCCCGGCTGCACATGCTGCGTTTCGCAGAGCAGTTTGGCCTGACGGCGTCTGCCTTGGCGAGAGTCTCAGCTGTTGAGCAAGCAACGTCCAGCGACAACGAAGACCGGCTCATGTTCGGCTGAGAAGCCGTGCAATACGTGCTCGTCGTGTCTGGCGGTACGGTTCTTTGAGAAGCACCTGACGCACGCCAAGGGCGAGCTCGGTGGCAAGCCGTTCCTGCTCCAGCCATGGCAGCGTGACTACCTACGGGCGTTGTTCGCCGAGGAAGGTGGCCGGCGAAAGGTACGCACTTCGCTCCTCGCACTGCCTCGCAAAAATGGCAAGAGCACGTTAGCCGCAGGAATCGCACTCAGGTGCATGCTCGAGGACGAGCCCGGTTGCGAAGTGTACTCCTGTGCTGCCTCAAGAGATCAGGCACGGCTGGTCTTCGATACCGCAAGGATCGCCGTCGAGCAGTCGCCGGTGCTGCGGCAGCATCTCAAGGTGTACCGAAACGCCATCGTGAGGGAGTCCACGCACGCCACCTACAAAGCACTTTCCGCTGAGGCTGGAATCCAGCACGGGCTTTCGCCTCACGCCGTGATTTTTGACGAGCTCCATGTGAGCAATCGGGAGATGTGGGAGGTGATGCTGTCGGGCCAGGGCGCGAGACGCAACCCGCTGACGGTGGCATTGACTACGGCTGGCCACGACAAAAAGAGCGTCTGCTGGGAGGTGTGGAAGTACGCCGAGGCTGTCCGCACGGGAGCCATCAAGGACGAGACGTTCCTGCCGGCGATTTACTGTGCAGACCCTGCGGCCGATTGGCAGGACGAAAGAACATGGGCCGCTGCAAATCCGAATCTCGGTGTATCGGTAAAGCTCGACTTCCTGCGAAGCGAGTGCCAGCGGGCGATTGAAATGCCCGCATACGAAAACACTTTCAAGCAACTCTATTTGAATTGCTGGACCCAGCAAGATACTCGCTGGATTGCCATGCATAACTGGGCGAAGGGCAACGTGCCATGCCCCGTGAACCTAGTAGGCCGCGAGTGCTTTGCCGGCCTCGACCTTGCCACGACGTTTGACACGACTGCGTTTGTGATTCTTTTTCCGCTGGACGACGGCACGTTTTGGGTTGAGCCGCACTTCTGGATACCGGAAGAGAACCTGCACCAGCGAGTGAAGAGAGACAAGGTTCCGTACGACGTGTGGCAGCGAAAGGGCTTGCTGCATGTCACTCAGGGCAACGTCACCGACTACACGCAGGTGCGGGCCGACATCAACGACCTGGCGAAGAAATACGGCTTCCGGCAGATCGCCGTGGACAGGTGGAACTCGACGCATCTGACGCAACTGCTGCAAGAGGACGGGCTGCCAGTTGTAGGTTTTGGACAGGGCTACGGCTCCATGTCGGCACCTGCGAAGCAGGTAGAAGCATGGATCGTGAGCGGAAAGCTCCTGCACGGAGGCCATGAGCCGTTGACGTGGCAGGCCGGAAACGTGGCGATTCAGACAGACGGGCAGAACATCAAGCCAAGCAAGCAACGGAGCCACGAGCGGATTGACGGGATCGTCGCCCTAGTGATGGCGGCAGGCGTTCACGCTACCTCGTCATCCACATCGAACAACTGGGACATTATCACGCTATGAGCGACGCCACAGAACTCTCAGTTCCGGATTTCAAGATGTTCGATCTCCGTGGCATCGACTGGACCGAGAGCGGCAACAGGACGCCGTCTGGCATTCGGGTCAACGCCGACAACTCAATGGCCTGCTCGGCCTACACGGCCTGTATCCGGGTGATTTCGGACGCAGTCTCGGCACTTCCGTTGCACGTCTACGAGCGGATGGCTAACGGCGGCAAGCAGAAGTCCACGAGCCACCCGGTGTATCGGCTCCTGCACCAGCAGCCAAACCCGTGGCAGACGGCTCAAGAGTTTCGGGATTGGATGACCGGCATGTACCTGCACTACGGTGCGAGCTACGCCGAGATTCGGCCAGGTGCTCGAGGTGCCGTCTCGGAACTGTGGCCGCTGCATTCAAGCCGCATGGAAGTAGAGCGGCTTGAGAACGGCACGCTGCGGTACATCTACCGTGAGCCGAGTGGCCGGAAGACGCTGTATAGCCAAGAGCAAATATTCGCCCTTCGGTTCACGACTGAGGACGGCATCAAAGCGATTCCGACGTACAAACTTTTTCAGAACGTGCTTGGCCTTTCACAAGCTCTTGAGACGCATGCCGCAACGTACTTTGGCAACGGGGCGCGTCCTGGGGTGATTCTTGAAAGCAGCAACCCGATCCCCGCAGAAGCTGCCGAGCGTATGCGTGAGGGCTGGGAGCGAATGCACCGAGGCAGTGACCGTGCTTTTAGGACGTGCGTTCTGCCTGCTGGCGTCTCTGCAAAAGAGCTCAGCAGCAGCAACGAGGCTGCCCAGATGCTGGAGAGCCGATCGTTCGCCGTGTACGAGTGCTGCCGGATCTTTCATGTGCCGCCTCATCTGATTCAGCAGCTTGACAGAAGCACCTACAGCAATATCGAAGTTCAATCGACAGAATTTGTGCAGCACTGCCTCCTGCCGCATCTGAAGCGGTGGGAGGCTGCGATCAGCCGTGACCTCATCGTGGATGATGAGCGGTATTTTGCCGAGCACAGCGTGAGTGGCCTGCTGCGTGGCGACCACGCCAGCCGGTCGGCCTACTACGTCTCGGCCCTGCAGAACGGCTGGATGACGATTAACGAGATCCGAGAGCTTGAGAACCTCAACCCGATCGGGCCGGAAGGTGACAAGCACTTCGTGCAGTTGAACATGACCACGCTGGACAAGGTGGGCCAGGACGCACCAGCCCAGCAGCCGCAGCAAGACACGTCGCCGGCCGAGCCGATGGACGGCACGCAGGCCGACGACACAGAAGACACAACCACCGCCCAGGAGGTGCCAACGAATGGAACTTGAACGCCGCGACTTTGCGTTTGACGAGACTGACGAGCTCATCGTTGAGCAGCGTGCTGACGGCCGTGCCGCCATCATTGGATACGCAGCCGTCTACAACCGGCTCTCTTTGGACCTCGGTGGATTCAAGGAGGAGATTCTGCCTGGTGCCTTTGACAAGGTGCTAAGCCGCCAGCGTGGCAAGCAAGACGTGGTGGCTCTGTTCAACCACGATTCCAACATTGTTCTGGGCCGCACCTCAAGCGGCACGCTGGAACTCTCCAGCGATTCCAAGGGGCTGCGGTATGTGGTGACGCCGCCCGTTAGCCGTGCGGACGTTCTTGAACTCATCGCCCGAAAAGATGTCGCCGGAAGTTCGTTTGCCTTCACGGTTGGCAAAGACGGTGAAGGCTTCCGCCAGGGCGAGGACGGCAAGGCTGTCCGTCAGATCCGAGAGGTGAGCGGGCTGTATGACGTTGGGCCAGTGCTTGTGCCGGCGTACCCGTCAACGTCTGCGAGCGTGGCTATGCGTTCCTATGAGGCGTGGCTGGCATCGCAGCAGCAACCAGAGCAAGAGGCCGAAGACCGAAAGGCTCTGATTGATTTTATCGCCAAGAGCCGTGGCATCAGTGCTGCCGCTGCGGCGTGGTCGCTGAGGCTTCGTAATGTCTGAGGCCCGCTGCACCTGCGGCGAGAAGTTGCGGTGCCGTTCCTCTCGCCCATGCGGTGACGAGCGGCAGCGTTACATGCGTTGTCCGAAGTGCGGTGCTCGTGGCGTTGTGTTTGTGAAAACAACAGTTTCCGAAGTACGGTTCTGCAAGAGGCCAGCACGATAGTGGCACTGTGGACTCCATCGGCAATACCGCCGGCGGAGAACCTACACAGTGGACAACCTCAAGAAGCTTCAGGACGAGGCGGCTGCCCTCGCCAACCGGATCGACGCCGTGCGTGCTGTCGAGGCCGAAGACACGACTGCCCGAGATGTCGAGCTCATCGACCTCAACAAGCGTGCCGAAGAGCTGACGGCCAAGATCGACTTCGAGAAGAAGGTCGTTGAGTCGGCCAAGTCCCTCCGCTCTGTGGTCGAGCGTTGCACGCCGGCCCCCGAGGTGCGTGCCGAGGAGCCGAAGGTGCGGATCGAGTCGATCCCGTACGCCGGAAAGCTCCGTGCGTTCAAGTCCGAGGAAGACGCCTACAAGGCCGGCATGTGGATCAAGGGTCACCTTCGTGGTGACGCCGAAGCCAAGCGGTGGTGCCAGGACTACGGCGTTGAGGCCCGTGCTCAAGGCTCTGCGGCTTCCACGACTGGCTCGGCATTCGTGCCAGACATCCTGAGCAATCAGGTGCTGCGGTTGGTGAATGAAGATTCGGTGTTCGCCAGCAATGCGACTCCGGTCAACATGCCGTCTGACGTTGTTCTGGTGCCCAAGAGGACCGGCGGTGCCACTGCCTACTGGGTCAACGAGAACACGGCGATCACTGATAGCGACCCCACCCACTCGCAGGTCACGCTGACGGCCAAAAAGGTCACGGCGGCCACGAAGGTAAGTACGGAGCTTTTTGAGGACTCCGTTGTTGGAATCGCAGAAATGTTGGCCACTGAACTGGCGTACACGCTGACCACTGCGGTCGAGACGGTGGCATTCAACGGCGTGGTCGGCAATGCCCCGCTCGTCGCTGGCATCCTGACCAGCAGCGGAATCCTTGCGGGCTCGTCGGCGACCTACGCCGCTTCGCTTGTGACGGCGGCCGGCGACACGTTTGATGAGGTTACCAAGGCCAACTATCTGACGATGCTCGGCACGATGCCGTCGCACAGTCGGAACGGTGCGGCGTGGATCGTCTCGCCGTATGCGTTCGCCACGTCGATGCAGGCTCTTGATCTCGCCCAAGGCGGATCTGTCGGCCTGTCGCAGGGCATGGGCCTGACGTTCCTTGGTGCTCCCGTTCTGTTCTCGCACCAGATGGTTGGTGCCGGCGACCAGACTGGCAAAGTGATGGCTCTGTACGCCAACCTCAGAAACGCCGCTCACTTCGGTGTGCGTCGTGGCCTTGAGATCGCCTCAAGCGATCAGGTGGCGTTCCTGAGCGATCAGGTCGTCGTGCGGGCCACCATGCGGTGTGCGATCTCGTGGAGCGATCTTGGCAGCGACACCGTCGCCGGCCCGGTCATCGGCCTCGTGGGTGCGTGAGCCTAACGGCTTGACGAGTCTGCAATCTTGAGCGGGCGGCTTCCACAACGGGGCCGCCCGCTCTCTTTTTTGAGGCACTCCATGCTGGTGCGTGTAGGTGGCACCGAAGTCGATATCCGAGTCGAAGCCATCTTGTCGATGCCTAGGCTCTCGTTTACGGCCAATCACTTCGCATGGGCTCAGGCACTCATGCCCTTGGGCATTCGCCCTACGATGGGCACTGGTGCGTTCTGGGACCAAGTGAACACCAGGGTGATGGAGCAGTTCATCGACAAGGCCGAGTATCTGCTGGCCATCGACTACGACACGTTCTTCACCAAGGAAGACGTAGAGACGCTCTTCGCAATGGCCATGACATTTCAATGCGACGCCATCACGGGGCTGCAGACCAAGCGGGAAGACGGCCGCCCGATGCTTACTCTGAAAGGCACGCTGGACAATCCGCCCGATGAGGGCCACACGTCGGTGCCTACGGCGTGGTTCGCCGAGCCTGTGCAGGAAGTGGACACCGCACACTTTGGCTGCACCGTCATTAGCACGGCCGCACTCAAGCGTGCGAAGAAGCCATGGTTCTGGAGCAAGCCAGACCCGGAGGGCTCGTGGAACGATGGGCGAGTCGATCCAGATATCTGGTGGTGGCGTAACTGGCGAGAGAGCGGCAACCGTGTCTTTGTCTCTCCCCGTGTCGTGCTGGGCCACGGCGAGTACGTCGTGACGTGGCCAGGTAAGCAACTCGCCGGCCCTGTTTTCCAGTGGACTACCGAGTTCACAAACACCGGGAAACGTCCCGAATCTGCATGGAGCGTGCCCTAATGCCGAAGATTAAGTTCACCCGAGCGTGGCGTGGATACCGCAAGGGCCAGACGGCTGAGCTTCCTGGCGGCATCACCACGCAGCTGCTCGCCCAGCGGGTGGCCGTCGAAGACAACCAGCCGTCGCTGATTGAGACGGCTGCCATCGAGCACGACGTAGAAACCGCAGACGCCACGCCGAAGAGGAGCCGACGCCGTGCAGTATCGAAGCCTGACACGCCAGACCGGGCCAGCCGTTGAGCCCGTTACCGTAGCCGAGGCGAAGGCCCACCTGCGGGTTGATACGAGCGACGATGACACCTACATCGGCACGCTCATCACTGCCGGCCGTGAGTGGTGCGAGCAGTACCTAGACCGCACGCTGGTAAATACGCAGTGGGTGATGAGGTTCGACTCGTTTCCGCCAGACGGCACCCATGACATCGAGCTGCCACGGCCGCCCATGGCTACCGCTGGAACCACGACGGCTGTAGCCCTGACGTTCACGTACGAGAACGGCACGACGGCTACCTACTCCACGGCCAGCTACCGGGTGGACCGCAACAGCACTCCGGGCGCGGTGAAGACGCTGTATGGCCAAACGTGGCCGCCGCACTTGATGGATGACAACGCCGTGAGCGTGACGTGGTGGGCAGGCTACGGGGCTGCCGGATCTAGTGTCCCAGCCGCAATCCGCCACGCCATCTTGATGCTCGTCGGGTTCTGGTACGAACAACGCAGCACCGTGCTTGTGGGCAGCATCAGCAAGCAACTTGAGTTTGCCGTCGAGTCCCTGCTGTCATCGCAGAAGTGGGGCTCCTACCGATGAGCGTGGAAGGCCGCATCAGCGTGGACGTGCTGTTCCACGACAAGGACGGCACCAACGCCGTCAATGTGCTGACGCTCGGCTCAAGCATTGGATACGACAGCGGCTTCGTTGCCATGGTATCTGGAACGTGCAGCGAGACTCCAACGGCGATTGATCTGGGCCAGACAGGATACCGCAATGCGTCCGGTGAACTAATTGGGCTGTCTGCGTTTCGTGTGGCACTGAAGGCCAGCGGAAACGGGGCGCAGTTGTGGCAGGCAAATGGTGACGTACGCATCCGCTCAAGCGTTGACCAAGTCAATATGACGGAGATCGACGAGCAGGAATATCTCTACGTGTCTGGACAGGCCGGCACGTCTAACTACACGGTGCTGATCTACAACCAATGAGCATCGACGGCCGCATCACTGTTGACGCTCTTTTCCACGACAAGTCTGGCACCGCCCGGCTGAAGGTGCTGTCGTTGGAATCGTCCAATGGATACACCAGCGGACAGGTGGTGCGGATCACCGGGACGGCTGGCACCGCCGCCACGACGCTGACTTTCACGAACTACCGTGACGCCTCCGGGGCTGTCGTGTCGCTGGTGAATACTCGGAAGCTGGCCTACTCATGGTCAGGCTCGACGCCACGAAAGCTGAACGAATCCGGCACAACGGACTTTCGGCTGATGTCGAAGAGCGGAGAGGCCGCCGTGACGAACCTTGACGGTACGCAGCCTGTGCTCCAGCTGATGGCACACGACACCACTGGCACCTACACCGTCATCATCTGGGCAGACGACTGATGGACATCGGCAAGCTCCGTGAGCGTGTAACCGTTCAGCAGGCGTCCGACAACCGGAATAGCCTGGGCGAAGCCGTGCAGACGTGGAGCACGTTCGCCACCCGTTGGGCCAGCGTCGAAGGCATCTCGTCCCGTGAGTTCTTTTTGCAGGGCCAGCAGCAGACCGAGGCCAGCCATCGGGTGCGGATGCGGTATCTCAGCGGGCTCACCCAGCAGATGCGACTTCAGTGGCGTGGCCGCACACTGGAGATCGTCAGCCTGCTCGAGCACGGCAACCGCACTGAGCACGAGCTGCTGTGCCAGGAGGCGACCTAGTGGCATTCATCACGATTAGCCTCGACGCCTCTGATCTAAACGAGAAGCAGAAGGCACTTGCCAACTTGTTCGGCTCTGACGGCAAAAAAGGATTGGCCGACATCCTCGGCGATGCTTTGGAGCGTGCCGTCTGGCCGGCGTATCTACGGCTGCGTGAAGTCACGCCAGTGGGGCCAACGGGCAACCTGCTGCGTGCCGCCCATTACAAAGTGGTGCCGTATCCGAAAGACGGCGCGGCCGTTGGCCTTATCGGCTTCCGGCAATCGTCCAAGGAGAAAGGCACAGCCGGCCCAGGCAGCGTGCGGCTCGGCAAGGAGCGTGGATTTCATCAGTGGTGGCTGGAGTTCGGCACAAAGGAGCGTGTGGTTGACGCTTTCTCAAATAAGCCATACATGCGGAAATCACACATCCGCCGCATGAAGTCTGGCAAGGTTGCCGTGGTTGTTGGCCACGAAGTCAAAGCGGGCCAGGGGGCCGTCATCGCCTCAAGCCTTGGAACCCGTGGCGTGAAGCCGTTGAACGATGACGGCACACGCCAGCCATACGGGTTCTTCATGAAGGGCAAGAAAGGCCAGGGGGCCATACGAATCCCGGCGAATCCAGCCGGTGGCCGTGCTGGCCGTCCTCCGATTCAGACGGCATTCGCCCAGACCCGCAACCAAGTCGCTGAGATCCTTAACCGTGAGCTCAGCATCTCGCTAGATGCCGCTCTGGCGAAGGTTGCCACCAGCGGCAGCGGAACCATCACTGGCGTCATCGGAGAGTAGCCATGCCACTGAAGAGCCCTGAGCAGCTGCTAGCCAACGCCCTGGTACAAAGCCCCGAGGTGGCCGCCCTGGTGGGCCAGCGTGTCTACCCCGTCGTGGCCCCGGCCTCGGCGTCGCTCCCGTTCATTACCTGGCGTCGCACCGCCGTTCAGCGGTCGCAGTCTCTATCCGGGCCGATGGGGATGGGAACGGTTTTGCTGGCCGTGGACGTGTACGCCGAGACGTACGGCGAGGCCCGAGACATCGCTGACAAGTGCCGCTCGGTTCTGGATGGATACGGCACCTCCGTGGAAAACTACGTGAGCGTCCGAAACGTGTCGCTGGACACCGAATCAGACGGCGTGGTTCAACTGGCTGGCGGTGACTTGCCGCCGATTCTGACTGTTCAACAGCAATACTCAATCCTCTGGCAGGAGATTTAAGCGATGCCCTTCGAGACCCCGCACGACGGTTCCGGCACAGTTCTCTCGTTCAACGGCACCACCTACACCGTCACCAACGTGGTTGTCAGTGCCACCGACCCCACGGCGGACGAGGACAAGATTTCCGTATCGCATCTCGGCCAGACTGCCGGCGAAACCGCCAAGACTCTCGAGCTTCCGCTTGCTGGTGCCGCCTCTGGCGAAACCGGCCGCAGCGTCACGTTTGACTACATCGGCAAGACGTTCATCGCTGACAAGAGCACCGGAGCGTTCGTGCTCACCATCGGTGGCTCGGCCCTTACGGGCGTGAGCAGCAAGAACGGCACCGTGACCAGTTCGACGCTGACGCTCGCCACGCAGGACGCCATCCGAGGCCAGGCGACGATCAAGCTCGAGCGGTAAGCCTGACGGAGGACCGTCATGGCTACCTATGCGTCTGGCGTCACGGCTACGTGGAACGGCGTGGCGTTCAGCGAAGTCTCAGAGTTGCGCGTGACCCACGGCGGTGCGTTGCCATTGGCTCGCGCCAGTACGTGGACGCTTGACCTAGGCACTATAGAGATGTCGTGCTTTGCAACGGCCAACGTCTCAACTGCCAACTACGGAGTCCGCTCGCTCGTCACGATTGCTGGCGGCGGGTTTGCCTACCGTGCCACGGCGGTGCTTGAGAGGTTGACGTTTCAAGGCGTGGTGAACGACGTGACCCGCTACGGCGTCACGCTCAGAGTCCAAGCCTAGGAGATTCTCATGGCCCTTACTGTGCAAGAGCTCGCCGCCCAGATCCTCGCATCGGATGACCTGTCCGTGCTGAAGGTGACGGTGAAGGAGTGGAAGGACGGCACCGGCAAGCCGCTGGTGCTCGGCATCCGTGTGATGACCGTCGAGGAGCGGGACAGCTACGAGAAGGAGTGGATCGGCAACAAAGAGCGTGGCATCGACAACTTCCGCACGAAGTACCTGGCCCGCTGCCTGTGCCATCCCGAGAACGGCGAGCGGCTCTTCGACGAGCAAGGCATCGAGCAGCTGGCGAAGAAGTCTTCGGCTGTTGTGTCGAAGCTGTTTGAGAAGGCGATGAAGCACAACAACATGACTGAAAGCGACGTGGAGGAACTCGCAAAAAACTGAAGACCCGGCCGATGCGGAGATTCCTTTTCCGCCTCGCCGGGCACCTTGGAATGACGGTGCGTGAACTGTCACGCCGCATGGATTCGCAGGAGTTGTCGGAGTGGGTGGCTTTCACCCGCTACTACCACGCCTTGCCTGATCCGTGGCAGCAGACAGGCCTGCTCACAAGTGCGGTGCTGGCACCGTACAGCGAGCGAGGCAAGGCACCAAAAGCAAGCGACTTCGTCCCAATCGAGAAACCACCGCAGACATCAGAGGAGATGGCCAGAGAGTTGGCGAAACTCTCAGCAATCTTTGAAACGTAGCCATGGCCAACATTCTCTCACTAGCGATGAAGGTGTCTGCTGACGCATCCGGCGTCATCAAAAACCTCACGCCGGCTGAGCGAGCGTTGGAGAACCTTGGCAAGCAGGCCGAGAAGACCACATCCGTCTTTAATCAGTTCACTAGGAACAGCGAAGCGGCTGCGGCGGCACAGACGGCACTCAATGACAAGTTTGCCGCACTGGCCGAGCAACTCAAGGGCGGACTGAATCCGCAGCAGTATGCGGATCAATATGCCGCCCTTCAGAACGAGGTGCGGCAAACTGCTGCGGCGTTTTCGGAAGCGTCGCAAATCATTGAGCAGAACCGTACTGCCGAAGAGCGTCGGTCAGACACGCTGGCCAGACTTAGCGAACTGCTGCAGTTAGGGGCTCTCGACAACGAGCAGTACGCACGAGCCGTCGCCGAGGCTAGCGGTGCCAATGCCGCTGCGGCACGGGCCGAGGATGAGCGTCTGCGGCTTTTGGAGCGTGGCCGACAGATTACCGAGCAGTTCCTGACTGATGAGGAAAAGCGATCCAGAAAACTTGAAGAACTGAATCAGCTAGTGGCGGCAAGTGCAATCTCTGAAGAAGCCGCCGCCCGAGCTCGATTTGAGTTCAGCGGCCGTGCCGCCCAAATTGAAAGAGATGGCCTAGAGTTAAGACGCCAGATTGCGGCTGAGCGACAGGCCGATGCTGCAGAGGGGCTTCGCTTAATACAGGCAAACGCATCGGCAGAGCAGATACGGTCAGAAAGACTTGTGAGGCTTGCAGACCTTCTGCGTGCCGGGGCAATTGACGAGCGCACGTATGGGCTTGAAGTTGACAAGGTTACTGGCGTCACTGAAGCAGCAGCGAGAGCCGAGGAAGAGCGGTTGCGCATCTTGTCGCAAGGGCTTTCGCTAACAAGGCAGTTTTCTACAGAGGACGAGCAGCGGGCAGCAAGCCTCGCTGAAGTTGACAGGCTCCTCAAGGCCGGAGCGATCTCTGAACAGACTGCCGCCAGAGCTCGAGCAGAATACAGCGGAGAAAATGCTCGGTCCTTACAGATACAGAAGCAGGCCGCCGACGAGCAGGTGCGGCTAGACAAAATCCGTGCCGACTCCGCAAGGCTTGTGTCAGACATATTTGCGCAAGCAGAAAAGGAGCAGGCAGACCTTTTTGCGTCCCAGACTTCAGCGTATTTGGCTCAGCAGTCGCAAGCGTTTGCCGAGGCTGCACGGATCATTGAGCGAAACCTTACTCCGCAAGAGAAGTACGACCGGCAGATTCAAGAACTGCAGGAGCACTTAAACGCCGGTCGTCTGTCGCAAGAACAGTTCAACCGCGCGGCTGCAAAGGCTGGCGATGAACTCAACGGAGTCGGAAAGCAGGCCAACAAGACAGACAGAGAGATTTCACAACTCAATAAAAACGTTACGCTTCTGTCTCGTATTGAGGTTGGCCGTCTCATTATCGACGGATTGCAGGCATTGTCCGGCGTATTCACGAGGGTTGCCAGCCAAGTCACTGCTCTCGTCAGCAATGTCAACGCTGGCGTTGATTCGCTGAACGACCTGTCGGCTCGCACCGGCATTGGCGTGGAGGCACTGCAGGGCTACTCGCTCGCAGCCAAGTTGGCCGGCGTGGATACCGAGGCGTTCGGCACTGCCGTGCAGAAGCTGGCCGTGAACATCGGCAAGGCCACGCCTGGTGACGCACTTGATAAGGCACTCAAGGGCATCAACCTGTCGCTGGCGGATCTGCGGGCGTTGTCACCCGAGCAGCAGTTTTCAGAGATCGGGCAGGCTATCTCGGAGCTTCCTACTGCAGCAGATCGTGCAGCCGCTGCTGTGGCCATCTTCGGCAAGCAGGGTGCCGCACTGGCTCCGCTCTTCCGTGAGGGTGCCGCCAGCATTGAGGAGCTGCAGGCCCGTGCCGAGCGGCTCGGCATCATCATCAGCGAGACGCAGGTAAACAATGTCGCCGACATGAACGACGCCTTCGACCTGGTGCGTGCCACTGTTGACGGCATCATCGGGCAAGTCATCGGCAACCTCGCTCCCGCCGTCACTGCCGTTACGGACCAGTTTCTGAAGTTTGTGGAAGAGTGGAGCGGCAGCCAAGGTGAGGGCGGCACCGGGATTGCCAACGCCATCACAGACGTTCTTCTGCAAGGTGCTGAGTATTTTGCTGGCGTGTTCGACTCGTTCATGCAGAACTTCGGCGACATCACAACGTCATTGGCCGAGGTTGGCCAAGTGTTCGACGTTGGCGGCCGGTTGCTGGTGAGTGGCATGGAAGCGTTTCGTGCCGTCTTTAACTCTATCCAGATTGGCATCGACGCCTTGCTCATTGGGTTCGGAAAGATCATTGAGGCACTCGGCAGCTACGTCAGCGATGACCTTGAACAGTTCGGTGCCGGGCTTGCCGCAGCATCCGAGGAGTCTGCACGAAAGAACGCTGCTGAGATGGAGGCCGCTGCGGCCAATGCAGCCAACACGTTCAACAGCATCTTCACCGGAGGTGGCGACGCCGAAGCGGCTGGCCAAGGTGCTGGCCAGCAGTTTGTCCGGGGGCTGCGATCAGAGATCGAGAACGCTCGACTCCCAGAGGTTCAGGTGCAGGCCGACCTGGCTGCCGCCACTGCGGACCTCGACCAGTTCCTATCTACCGCCGAAGGCGGCACGTCCGCATTCCTTGAGCAGTCGCAGGCCACGCTGGCTACGTTCTCGCAGATGGCCGCCGAAGGCCAGTTGACGGCTGACCAGATTGAGATCATGA